GTTTCACCTAGTTTATTCTGCAATATTTTAACACTAGCTGCATATTTATCTTGTGCAGTTGTGCTGGTTTTAAATCTATCTGATACAGTATCGAGCTCTAGGCTTTGTACGCCTATTGCGTCTTTAAAAGCTTTACTAGCTTCTTCTCCCATTCCTGCGTCACGGAATATTTGTAATTGTTTTTGTACTGTTGATGCTAAAGATTTAGCTCCTTTTGAAGCTATGTCTTGATTAAATATTCCTGCAAGAACATTAGTAAAATTATCCCAGCTACTATCTTTGGTTACTTTCAACAATTCTTTAGTAGCTTGAATTTGTGTTTCAATACTATCGGTTACTGCCTGACTTGCATTTGTTAATGCAAGGAATCCAGCTATTGAAGCTGTACCTATAGCTGGTTGTTTTCTTAAGTAGTCTAGAGTTCTAGTTGCACTTGCAACTGCTTCTGTGACACCATCTATCGCTCCATTGAACGCAGTAGTTTCCTTACCTGTTTTTGTAAGTATAGCATCAAGTATACCAAAAGCTGCAATTGCCGCACCTATAGCCATACCATAGGCTCCAAATGCAGAAATAGTTGTACCTAATTTTTGTACAAACATACCTGCAGTAGCACTAACCCTAACAAGGTTTCTATCAAAAGCACTTAGTTTAGGAGCATTTTGCGTCATGGCTTTACCATGCTCATCAACTCCAGTTTTTACTTTTAAGTATCCTTCTTTTGATGCGGCTAGGTCTTCATTTAATTTTGACCAAGCTGCACGCATACCCAGCAATGACTGGGTTTCTGCAACATTAGATCTGATAGTATCTTTTGCTATGCCTTGTAATTTAGTTTTATTGATCACATCATTTGCAAAAGCAGTACTCCACCACTTTTCCGAACTATCAATAAGTGTTTTACTAGCTGTATCGCCTATTGCGGCTGACTGTGCGCGAATATTTTTTAGATTTTTAAGATGTGCTTTAAGTCTATCTGATTCTTCTTTATTACTTTTTGCTATATTGTTGGCACGAGCTTCTAGTGACTTTATTTCAGTATCTGTTAATGCAAAAGGATCTTTACTTGCTATTCCAGCATAGTCTACTTTTGTACCTTTAGTAAAAGTTTTGCCTGTTGCAGCTAACGCCTGTAATTTACTTTGCGTATCTTTTTGCTTTTTGAAATCGCGCTCTGCTACAGCTGCTCGATCTGCTGCCATAGTACTAAAAGCATCTTGTTGATTTGTATACATCCTTGTAAACGCTTCGGTGCTTTCGTTAGCAGTTCTCTTTAAATTTTCTCTATAATGTCCTAGCGCAGGTATAGCACTTTTAACTATTGAAGCACCTATTGCGGTTACTATTGCTAATAGTCCTGCGGGACTTTGTGATAGTACACTTACTAGTGGCACAAGGAATTTATTAGTTAAGTCTAGCGCTACAAAACTTAGATTCTTTAAACTTGCTAATAGCTTATCGTAAGGGTTTGCCGGTATATCAATAGAATTAAATTTGTCTATACCTTCTTTTAGCACAGCGTTAGCAAATGCTTGGCGTCTTTCAAAATCAGTTAATTGAGTTGCAGTTTTTCCTATACTACGAGCGTAGTCTTCAGTAGCAGGACCTATTTTTGTAAATAAACCCAATTCGTCTAACAACTCAGGCTCTAGTTTACTAATACCACGTGTTAATCTACTAATAGCGTCAGGCATGGCAACACCTAAAGCCTTAGATGCTTTATTAGCTACTTGGCCTAATTGTTCCATTTGTTTACCGGACAATCCAGCAGCAGTACCTTTTGTAGTTGCTTCCATTGCTTCGCGCATACTAATTGCGCCGTCGGTAGCATTCATTAAATTTTTAGCAATACTGCCTAAAGCTAATCCAGTAACGGCACCTAATTGATTCATACCTTGAATCATATTACTAGTATCTGCGGCATCACTTAATGCGCGGAAAGCAGCACCTGCTGCAAACAGATTAGCTGCATAAGTAGCATATAGGCGTACTAAGCCGTCAAGCCCTCTAGACTGATTTGCAAAGTCGCGACCTGATGCACCGGTCGCCCCAGCACTACCCCTAGCAATATCGTATTCATTGCTACCCATCATTGCGTTTTTCCAACCGCCTTTGCCCTTACCTCCGCTGCCACCTTTGTTCATCTGTTTTTCAAGCGAGTCATAGGTTCCTCGAACCTTTTTGAGACCCTTGTCAGTGTTTTCAATGGATTGACCAACATCTTCTAATTTAATGTGTAAAACTGTCGTATTTTCAGCCATGCCTACTCCTGTTCGGATATTACCAAATTTTTTTGATAACTTAACTAGAGATCATTATACCATGTGACCACGCAGTTGTCAAACCAAAAAATTTTTAACGCAAAAAAGCCCGCTAATTTTAATTAGCAGGCTCTTGTGTCTTTTTCTTATTATTGATTTCGTCTGATCTTACGTTGTCAATTACACGTATTAGCATAATTATAAACTTCTGTTCAGAAGGTTCAATCTCTGTTGCTTCTAAAACATCTTTTACACCTATCAAAGACTTGCCTAAGTAGTTACCATTCATAGTATCCCACTCATCTCGTAACATTCGATAAGCATTAAATGCTTGTTGCACTTCAAATGGAAAATCTTCAAATTCCACTGGTATCTCAGACTCTACTGGGTCTGAGCCTAACATTTCGCACATTTCAAAATACTGGTCTTTTGTCATTGACACGCCCATATTTTGAATGTAATTAACCAACTGCCGATTTACTTGCTGGAGCTGGTCGTCGAAAAGTTTCCCAAGTCTGTGACCTGTTCACTAATAAACGCATCAAAATTGCTAGAGTTCTTCATTAAGTACAGTGCATTTTCAGCAGTGTATCCTAATTCCGCTTCCATGTCTTTGCCAGTTAAATCAACTGGTGCTAGCTGTTCGAGATAAGTCAGCTTAAAGCCAGACCATCCTTTAACTGCATTTTCAACATAAAGTTGCAAAAATAAATCTTCGTTAAATTCTTCCGAAGCTTGACGATTTTTAAAGCTAGTTTTAGTAGACTTCTTACGAATTGATAGGAGTGTTTCGCGAGATAAAAATGCCAAATCAATCATAAAACCAGGCATACCGGGGTATTCTACCTGTACTGATTTGGAAGGAACTAACAATGTTTTTAAAGAGAGAGTAGTCATTTTATAATAAGATTAAAAAGAGAGACTGGAGATCAACCCAGCCTCTGTAGAAATGCAGTGGCTAATTAAGCTGCTGCGCGGTAAATGATAGTTGCTTCGTTAGACTGTGTAATGTCGTAATCAGCACCTGCAAAACCTTGAGCTGTAAAGTTAATTGTTGTAGAAATAACTTGCTCTGTGTTAATTGTAGGAATCTGCAACATAGCTGCAGGTAACTTAATTTCAACACCAGTAGCATTTGTACTAGGTCCGCCTAGTTGTACATTAATTGTAAACTTAGGATCAACTGTTGTAGTTGAATCAGCTAACAATTTTGATAACAATCCGCCACTTTCAAGAGTACCTGTTTTTAAGTATGCATTAATAGTGCCACTAATAGCGCGTGTACCTGTAAAGTACGTGATAGGTAAATTAACTGTACCTAAATTAGCAGGTGTCAAATATGTTAAGTTATTAGCAAAAGTAATGTTTCCACCAGTTAAAGCAATAGTATACACAAAACCAACATTAGTTGCAAGTGTAGCAGTAGCTGCTGCTGAACCACCACCGCCACCAGTAAAGGTAATTGCGGGGGCAACGAGATAACCACCACCAGCGTTAGTAACTGTAATACCTGTAATAGTAGAAGTACCTATAGTAACTGCACCTGCAGTAGCACCAGTACCATCACCAGCAATAACGGCTACTGGAGCAGAAGTGTATCCAGTACCAGCTGTTGTAATTACAATACCTGTTACACCGCCACCAGAAACTGTTGCGGTACCTAGTGCGGTTACACCATTAAGAACCTGAGGGGCGGAGAATGTTACTGTTGCAGTTGTATATCCAGTACCAGCGGCAGATACTGCTGCTGATGTTACAGCGCCGCCAGATAGTGTTGCAGTACCAGTAGCTGTTGTACCACCAGAAGGTGCCGCAGCAAAAGCTACTGTAGGTACAGAGGTATAACCAGAACCAGCAGTACCGACTGTAACAGCCGTTACGGATCCAGGAGTAGTTGCAATAAAATCATCAATACCGTCATTAACAACTAGAGTACTTAACTTGTTAGTAATAAAACGAGCTGCAGTATTTTTGGCAGTGGCATTATTAGTGCCTGTAAAGTTAGTTGCTGATCCAACGTTTGAGAACACAACTGGACTTGCTGTGCTAGCTGTGGCACCATCTACCACGCGAATTGCTGAACCTTTACCGGCCCAAGCTATTGTTGCAATAGCATCAATACCAAAATCAATAGTAGCAGAATCTAAAGCGCAGTTATCAATAACATAACCTGCATTGTCAAATAATATAATTAAGCCAAAAGGCAGTAATTGATGTTTATTAGAATTAGTAAATCCTACTGTACCAGTAGATGCTGCAGAGGTCCAAGCGGCACCAACGGCACCAAGGTTAGCTGCACCACCAAAAGCATTCCATAAGTACTGCTCTTCGGCAGTAATTAAACTACCTGTGTTATGTGGGCGAATATATGTAGAGAAAGTAAAGTCTACTGGCTCTAGTGCAGTGTTAAAACTGCGCTGACCACGAACAGGAGCTGCCCCTGCTTCATTTAGTGTAACTGTATCTACAGTAGTATTTTGTGAAAAGCTCATGCCTTCCAGCACTTGAATTTCAAAAGTATTAGATGCAGACATGACGCTTAAAGCGTTTTTGTAATCACCAATTTTTACACGACCAAAACTGTCGATGTTAGTAGTAAAGAAGACTCTACTATTACGAATTAAATTAACTGCTGCCATAGCTATTCCTTGTAGTTAGTAACCCAGGAGTACACTTACTAGACATTTATCTGTATTGGTACTATTAGGTAATTAGAGTGCATAACGCACCTGTAAATTTATTTCACCGACACCATAAGGATTTAATAACCCTTCATCGGTTGTTATTGACTGAATTAATATTTCAGTAGTTGACAGATTATTAGTAATGTCATATACTAATACTCGGTTAGCATCTATTACATTCTCTAAATCGTCTAGTAAGTCTTCAAGTAATTGTTGCGCTTCGCTTTCGCTACGAACATAAACTTTTACACTAACGTTTAGGTGTCCCCAAGTAAAATCTCCTGGTAGATATTCTCTTAATTCAGAACCGGCTGTACTATACACACAAGGGAAGTCTTGAACTTCATCCCAAAATCTTAATTTAGGGTAGCTATTATCAGACAAATCGCTCTTAAATGTACCAGTTCCGTTTATTACTTTAAATTTTTCAGCTAAAGCTGTTACAATACTTATTCTTCTTGTCATAGTGCAAATGCCCTTAATCTATTACCTACTGCTTGTTGCGCAATTTGTCTAATTGAATTAGAGATTAATAACTTAGGGTCTCTGGTTTTTGGATATCGCTGTACACCACCAACGCTAAAAGTTGCATAGGGGTACTTCATATAATTGTAAAATGCAGTTACCATTCCTTGCTTACTCATTGATATACGTTCTACAGTAGCTGATTCAGCAAATCTACCAGTTCTATAGTTAAGTATATCTTGTCGATTACCATCACCCATATTATCGCGAATAGTATTATGCAGCTGTGAATTTATTAAGACTAACAGTTTAGGTAGATTAACTGTGCTTTGTTCAGCACTGATTTTTAAATTTAGAGCTGGACCGACAGTAGAACTAGATTTTTTCTTTACTTGTTTAAGTTTAGATAAGTTACTTTTTACTCTTTTCGCGGCTTCTTTAATCTCTTTTTCTAACGCATTGCCTTTAGCAACGGTAGAAGCAAAAGATTTTACTGGTACAGGTTTAACTTTTGCACCAAAAGGTTCAACTTTTGTTTTACGTAAAGCCGCTAGCTGTGTATCTTTTATATGTTTTCTTAATGTTTTAGAACTTTTTAAATCTAACAAAAAATTTGCTATTTCTTTTTTATTGTTAGGAAAGCTACTGTTTAAAGCTTTAGTAACTTCAGCTAAATTAGCTTTATAGTTCTTATAAATTTCATTAAGTTTAACAGCAATTATTTCAGTATCTTGACCAATTTTTCTAAGAGCTGTTTTGTCTTCGGAGTATATACCTTCGGTACTACCTATATCACGCAAAAGAGCTACAAAGTTTAGAGCTCTTGAGAGTCTTCCAGAACCTTGATTAGTATTAGAAGCTAGTATACCAACTTTAGAATCTCTTTTAGTTTTAGAGTCTTTTAGCTGCATCTCTACACTTACAAAAAGATTATTTCTATTTTCTGTACCTTTTAATACAGAAGCGGTTAAAGCTTCATATTCTGGTAGTAAGCTACTAGATGCTATATCTAAATATTGGTGTAGTTTAATTATTTTGTCAATAAAAGTATTGCTGTAAAATTCACCAGCTTGTTTCGTAGTTTTTAGTCTTATAAATGCTTGAGACTCTATATGGCCTACTTCAAAATTTTGGCCATACTCTGAAGCATCTTTCTGACTAAGTCCGCAAGCTTTTAAAAACTCTACCATAACGGTAGCTGTATTAGAGTATGTATCCGAATAGCTAATTCCTGTAGCCTCTTCTATGTTACCAGTATCGCCGGTATTAGAAAATAACTGTAAAGGATTTTCTTTATAGTTTTGATTATACCAAACTATATATGCTTTTAGTAAAGGTTTATTAGTATATTTATCTGTGCCTTTAGCAATACCAGTTTCGGTAACTGTTGGCATTTTTAAGCCATAGAATTTCCAGTGTCGGCGTAATCCTTCTTCAGTAACTACGGACACGTTATTACTTAACGCCTGCCCTAAGTTTCTAAACTGTGAAACAGGTCTTCCATCTAAACTTTTACCATCTTGTATCATTAAAGATGCTGCTCTACCTAATACCTGTTTATCGATATTAGGAGCATTAGGTACTTTTAAACTATTTTCTAGGGCATCTGTCCACGAGTCTATAGTTAAGAAAGTGCTGGGATTATTATTTAGAGAGGCTCTTGCTCTCATTACTGTACTAAACTCGGCTATACTCATGTAAAGTCCGCTACATATTGGTCTAGTACGCGTTTAATTGATGCAGGTAGATTAACAGATGCAACGTAATTAATCTGCGTAGTGTTGGGGTTTAAATCACGAGTACTGTGTACAGCACCGTTGTTTCTAGAGTAGTACTCTATCAAATCTAGTACAGCTAGCTTTAAATCTCCTGGTACAGCATCATAGCCACCAAAATAATTTACTCTATATCCGTTTATTACTTCAGGGAATCCTTTTGGATTAATAGAAACTACTGCGTCGCCTCGTGCAACCCAGTCTGTGAATTTTACTAAATTTGTGTATGTTTTGCCATAGTCTTCGCTATAGGCTACTGATAATACACTTACAATGGGAGTTTCTTTTAATAAGATCTCTTTAAATCCACCATCAAAGAATTCAATTTTTACATCACTAAAGTAATCGATAAAAGTACGACGGCAATATGATTTCACTAGGTCGCTGACCTTAGGGATTAAAAAATCAATTTCTGAGTCTGAATTAACGCTAGTAATTCCCATGTAATTTTTGTACTCAGATTTTGTTACTAAATCAGTTGCCATAATTACCTCGCTTGTTTTATAAAGGCACTGAATACCTTTATAAAACAAGACCCCGAAGGGTCTTGTTAACAATTACACTAGCAAATCAGGTTGCTGTATACTTGTGGGCTGTAACGGAATTACCGTTAACTGTACTAATTTGTGTCATACCTGTACGCAGGCTAGCAACCATTACACGACGTTGTGTTTCCACAAGTTCTTGTGTATCAATGCGGAGACCGCGTTGGTTACCAACAATAAAGTTAGCAGTGTTAACAG